CGTTGCAAAGTCTCCCGTTGCCGATCCCTCTGCGGTCCCTGCGTCACTGATCTCCGCTAGCGTATGCGTGTGTGCCGTCGGCGTCCTCGCATCGCTCAACCTCGCATCTCCAGTGTCAATCAACGTTGCATCCGTAAGGATCGCGTTGAGCTTCGCAAGACTGTTGATGTCGGTTTTCGAAAGGTCTCCGCCTCCTCCAAGTGCCGCCAGCAACTCATTGATCGCCGCTACCAGGTTTGCCTCAGTGGTGGTGTTGAGGTCCGCAAGGTCCAATTTGTCGTTGTTGATCAATGTCCGCAGTGCCTTGCACTCCTCGGCAACCCGGATTGCCAGCTCCTTTGTTTCTCTAATAATTGCGGAGTTCATTACAGGTTATCTTCAAATAGTCCATCAAGGTCTGGAACACTGACAGCAGATGAGGAGACCGTCCCTTCGGAAAGTGTCCGTCCATAATGGGAATTAAACCGTGCTTGCAGCAGTGGTGAACCGGCAATGCGACCCGAAAGATCCGAGTTCTCACCGGAGTTGTCCTGAACCGCATCGTAATACTGGGCGTTTGGGAGATCCACTGTCTCATAGATCCGCATTTGGTTCGCTGACTCGTTGGGGTTGTCGGAGATTGGACCGGCGAGGTATGCCGCGAGTCGACGAGCAACCGCAGCAATAAAGTGCGGTGTCCATTCATCAGGGTCTTCAACGTCACGGATGTATTCCACCGCTAGGTGGGGGTAGTTTGACCACACCTGGCCCCCGACAATCTTGAACCGGTCAATCTTGGAACCGGAAAAATTGATCCCTGTGACTGTGCCAGCACTGTCTTTTATTTCCGCACCAGGTATGAGTTGCATCAACCGCAAGAGGTCATTCGGCAACTGGTGGGCGTAATCGAAATTTATGATCGTGACATCCGACCGGGCACTCAAACTGGCGGCAGCTTTGGCAAACGTCCACCGGTGTGCCGCCAATGTCTCGCGCCGGGCCGGTTCATAGAACTCAGAGCAATACCGGACAAGCGCATCAGAGATCTGGGCATCACTGTCAATACGCGAAATTCGTCGGTCACTCAGGTGAGCGAGCGCCATGTTGCAAACATCAATCGGACTCATACGGAATGGAAATACAAAAAAGGCAGGGAAGGCAAACCTCCCCCACCTTTTAGTTTGGACACAACCAAGAGAGAGAGGGAGCTTAGTTGCTGTTGACCAGGGGGATGTTGAAGTAAATGACCCGGGTCGCAGTGATCGCTCCCGAGAGGGTAGCAACCAGCGTGCGGCGGGAATTACTTGCGGCGATTGGCTCAGCGAGTGTGCTCAACAGGGAAGTTCCAGCGGTGTTCAACGACACAGCAGAAGCAACCGAAGCGTCTTGAGTTCCGTCATCGAGTTCCAAATCGAGCACGATGGTGGCAGCACCGGCAGCAGCACTGGTTGAAACAGTAGCACCTGGGATGATGGACATCCCGGCAGGGATGAATCCAAGGTTCACTGTGTCGAGGTTGGCGGTTCCCGCAGGGACCGTCCATTTACATTGCAGGAAGGAGACCTTACCACTGATCAGTTCAGCAGTGTCGATCATCTTTGCGGCATTGTCGGCAGCACCGGATTGAGCGGTGTAAGTGTCAGAATTAAGTTTAGCCATGATTTTGTTTGGTGAGAGTTCTGATGTTGGGGTTATGCGGTGATGTCAGCAAGGACGTTGACCACACCTTTAGCTTCTTCCCGAACTGCACCAGCACGGAATTTGAAGCGGATGTTGTCAGATCCGTTGGCGGGATCGTTCCAAACACGGGTGGAGGCTTTCTGCCAGTCACCATAAGTGACCTTCGACTTGAGCCACATTGGGCAGGATTGGATGTTTCCAGACAGGTGACGGGAGAAGCGGCTCGAAACGAGGAACTTCACACCGAGGAACTCCTCGATCATACCTTTGTCAAATGGGCGGCTACCGGCAAATGAGCGGAAGTCGGACGAAGTGACGGCGGTGTCGGTCCAAAGGTTTTGGAGGGCTTTTGGAGTCACTGCCATGCAAAGAGCTTCGTTCTCTTCAGTTCCCTGGCCCCACGCATCGTTGTCCATGAAGATACGGATAGCTTCAAGGATTTTGGCGCGGGTGAGGTTCGTGTTGGTGCCATTGGATTCAAGGTCAGCGACAACGATTTGGCTGGATGGAAGTGCCTCTGTGGTCATTGCTTCATCAGCTCCGTTACCAATGGTAGCAGTGCCGAGGATGGCATCAACGGTGATGTCCTCCATGGTTCTCTGTCCGGCCTCCATGAGGCGTTTAGCGGACTCAGGCATCGGGACTCCGAGGCGGTTGAGTTTCCATCCGTCATCTTCATCGAAGTGGACCGTGCGCTCAAAGGACTTGGGGAAGAGGAACACCCG